TTGACCAAATAATCCTGCAACACCTGTAGCTGCACCTAATGCACTTGCATAAGGATCAGCTGCTTCTTCTTGTTGATACTGTTGACCTGCTACACCACCAGCTAAACCAGTTAATGTATTACCGTATTGTGAAAGTCTTCCGTAAGGTTCGTAAGCTGCAGTTTGTTCGTTCATTCTTGTAGCATTTAATTCAGCTTGTGCTTGTGCTTGGTTCGCTGCACCTAAAGAACCTAGTGCGTTAATATCTTGACCCATACCTTGTCTACCAAAGTCAGACAAACCAAACTGTTGATTCATTTGGTTACCATATGCACCAGCTAACCCTTGGTTAGAAAGGTTCTGTTGGTTTTGCATACTAAATAAATTTTGTTGGTTATTAAATAATTGTCCTTGGTTAGCAAAGTTTTGTTGTGCTTGTTGCTGTGCATTACCAAATCCTTGTTGTAGCATTTGTGCTTGTAGTGCTGATCTATCTGCTAGTGAATCTGCATTGTATTGACCCATCATAGCACCTTCTCTACCACCACCAAAGTTTCCTGAGGCAACAGCTTGGTCTCTAATATTTTGTTGTCCACCTAATCTTGATCTATCAAACTCTGATAATGTTGCATCAATAACTTGTTGTTGATAAGGCGACATGAAAGGTTGATAAGCGTTAGCTCCTGTCATACCTGCTTGACCTTGTGCTATATTTCCTGCTTGATTTTGAAAAGCACCTAGTCCACCTACTGCTGTTGCAGCTTGTCCCAGAGCCCCGGCTCCTGTTGTTTGTGCAGTTTGTGCTGCTTGTAAATATGGTTGATAAGAACCAACACCTTGTGTTGCAAGTCCTGCCGCTTGTGTAGTCATTGCATCTTGTGGTGCAACTTTTTGTGCAAACGTTGACGTATTTATAGGAGCTGAATAAGTGGCCTTAGCCTGCTCTGCGTAATCTTTTATCGCTGGGTCTAAAAATTCTGATATTGCCATTATGCCATCCTTGATTGTAATGCTTGTTGTTGTTCATACATTGCTTGCGCGCCGTTTGGTTCTTCTATAATTTCTTCAGACATCATTTCTTCTTCGCCACCCATACCTTGTGACCCTTCTGAAATTTGTCCACCTTGCTCTAAGTTATCCATCATGTTTTGCATAACCTCAGATCCTCTGTCTATATCTCCACCGCCTGCATTTCTTACAGCGTCTGCAGTGAATACAAATTCGTTTTTACTTAGTCTTGCAGGTACATCATCAGCTCTTTCTTCGCCACCCATTTCTACAAAACCACCTGTTTCTCTATAATCTTTTTCTTGTCCACCCATGTCAATCATTTCTGACGCTTCTTCAGTTTCCATGATTCCACCTTCAGCAGCATTAACTCTTACGCCACCACTTGGATAACCAAATTGATTAGTTCCTGCAGGTGTTCCGTATCCTGGTACACTTGTTAATCCACCGTCAGCTTTTTGTGTTAATGAATTTATAATGTTTGTAATAGTTTCGACAGGTTGTCCAGTAATTTGAACCATAGTATCCATATCCATTCCTTTACTATTCATATCAATGACCATGTTAATTGTTTCTTGATCTATAACAGAACCTTCTTCGTTGTAACCCATTCTACCACCGTTAGCTGCCATCATAGTAGGTTGTTCCATACCTTGTGATTGTTCTTGTTGTTGCATTACTGCTTGTACAAATTGTTGGAAAGATAAATCTCCACCTTTGTTTTTATATTTTACAAATTCTGCCATTAACATTTGTTCAGCTTGTGCTTCTCCTGCACCACCACCCATTGCTAAAAATGTTTGTTGTTGTCTTCTGTTTTGTCCTGCATTACTTCTTGCGAAAGCTATTTCTTCTTCTTCGTCATCTAAGTAACCACCACCTGCATAACCTATTCTTCCGCCATCAGCTGCGTTTTGTGTATAAAAATTTTGATTAACATATTTTTTTTGCGGCATAAAATCTAAACCTGCACCAGCGTTGCCTGCTCCACTGTAAAAATTCTTAGCACGTTGGACTTGATATCTTGGATCCATTTGATCTATTGGACCTTCGTCCTCGTCATCACCACCACCCATAAATAGAGGAGCCATACTTGCTACACCTAAACCAGTGATAGCCGCTCTGCCCGCACTAAATTTACCTTCTTTGTCAAAGAGTGCTCCAGCCAACATACCTCTCTTACCTTCAGCTGCACCACCAACACCACTAGCTCTAAATAAATTTGCAAGGTTTCCAAAACGAGATAAACCTTGGCCACCAGCAAACATTCCTTTACCACCTAAAAATTTTGCACCACCTAATCCATAACCAAGACCACCAATTAAAGCCATCTTACCTAACGGACTCTTAGCAACTTTCTTAACAGCACGCGTAGCTTTCTTAACAAGTTTACCTAAAAAGTAACCCTGTCTTGGAGCATCTAAAGCCCCTAAGCCGCCTTGCATTTGTTGTGGTTGTTGCATTCTTGAAATTGCCATAATTTAATCCTAGTTTACCTGTTCTACTTTGTTTCTGCAAACAAATCAAGACTTGGCATGATAACATTTACGTCCTGTGCCATCTCTTCTGCCTTAAAACCTTTAGCTTCCCAGTCTTTTCTTTCTTTAAAAAGCTCTCCAGTTTCCTTATGTCTGTATGTTGTAATAACTTCTTTTGCTTGTATTACCGGTATAGTTTTATTCATTAGTCTATTTTTTCCTTTTTGATGTTTAAGTAGCTGATGGCTATATCAAACGAATCTGTAGTGCTCGCCTGTACTGTAAAGGTTTTTCCACCTTCTACTATCAACGGTTGGGTTAATAATTCTACTGTAACATTAGCTGTAAGTGCTGCTGATTTAATAGCTGTAATACTGTTGTTTGTAACAGTCACTGTAGGTGTACCTGCAGATGTAACAAGCAATGATTTAATAACTATAGTTTCATTAATTAAAGGATTACCTACTCCTAATGGAACTAATGCATTACCTGTTGTATCATTATCTATACCTTTAAATTTGTATTGGTTTACTACTGCCATTATTCTAAAAAGAAAGCTCTCGCTTCTATCTCCTGTTTAAGTTCTTCTTGAAAGGATGTATTTAATTTTGTAATCACGCCATCAAGATCTCTAACTAATGATTGGAAAGTTCTTTCCTCATATTCTTTACTTGCTCTAGTTAATGATTGTACAATTTTTGCCATTATAAAATACTTGCTAGTCCTCCGTGAAAATAACCTGTTCTACCCATACCACTTTTATTTTCAAAACCACCTATGGGATCATTAGCTTGAGGTCCTCCACCTGTAAAATTTTGTTCTGATCTAGGTCTACTTGCTCTGTAGTCAGACATAGGTTTACCAGTATATGCTTCAACTCTACCTCTGTTTGCCGCTGCTTCGTTTTCTGCGTCTATCTTATCTTGTAAATCTTTAGCCTCTTTTTCTTGTTGTACTTTATCTGTTTTATACATTTTTGATGCTTCTAAATATTGTTTTTTTAAAAAACCAGTTACTTTCTTACCAGAAGGATCGTACACCTCACCTTCTTCATCTTCAGTAAATTGATCAAAACCTTTTTCATTATAAAGATCTAATTGACCTTCTAGGTAACCTTTACCTGTAAAGTTTTTACCTGTTAAAGTTTTTACACCACCAGGTCCGTCAAACAACATTCCTTCTCCAGCTAAATTATTGTAAGCTCCTTTTTGGGCTTCACTTAATCCTGCTACACTATAACTACCTGATTGATCTCTGTTAGAATTCATTTTTTTTTCTGCTAGATTTAATAAAAAATTTCCCCCTGGAATAAATCCAGCTCCAATTCTAGCAAAACCTGGTAATTCTTTTTTATAACTATATGTTTCTCCAATTGGACTTGCTGAAGGGTCTTCAAATTGTCTACCAACACCATACTGTTGAACATTTCCTGGAAGTCCACCCATATATCCGGGTTCACCATAACTGCCATAAGACACTGGTTCTATTTGTGAGCCATAACCAAAAGCATTTCCTGCTGAATTAAAACTATTGCCGCCACTATTTGTAAAAGCATTTGTATTTGTTATCCCACCTGATACAGGTGTTGTAGTTGGTGTTGTAGTTGGTGCAGTAAAACCTAATCTATATTTTTCTTGAGGAACATATTGAAAATCTTTATATATATTTTGATCACCTTGATTATAAAAAGCTACCATTATCCTCTCCTTCCGTCAGGCATTATATCTAACCTAAATGTTCCCAGCTTCCAATTTTGTGCGGCAGCTATGTTAGAAATTTGTAAAGCAATTGCTCTAGCTCTGACTCTTGTATCTTGTTTTGTTTGAGTTGTCTTTATATCAAATGGTATCACCACAGGTACATTAATCGGGTAGTCTGTAGTAACTAATGATACTCTAGTATCTCCTACTTGTTCAATAAAATCGGGTATAATACGACTAATTTTTGCAATATATTCACCATCACCTCTAATATCCGGCATCCCAATACTTTGTCCTGTACTACTTCTTTTCTGTGTAATATCAAATTCACCAGATTTAATAATTCCTTTTAATGGAGTAACTACCCCTCCTGAATCAATTTGATCAGTCCCCGTTTCATGTTCATAATATATTGTACAGCCATCAGTGTTACCCTGTACGTCATAAGAAGTATTACTATCAGGATCGTAATAGTTTGCATGTGGGTTTTTAAATACAGCAGAGTCTGCCCAAGAAGCTCTTGGTAAACCTATTTTTGTAGCAGCCCCAGCAGAATTAGTTTCTGTTGTTGTGGAACTTACAGTCCATACCGGTCTTTTAGCACTTGATTCTAAATAATTATAGGTGACTGCCCTGTCAATTTGATTAACCCCATCACTACAATAAAACCAATTTACTTCCGTAAACAAATTGTTTAGTCCACAGTTAATTAAATCTCGTGATGTAGTATTTAAATTATCGTAAACATAATCTTCAACAAAACAAGGCATTGATTTTAATTGTCCATCGTAAGTAAAGAAACCATTTTCAGACATCCAATAAGCAACACCATCAACTTCAACACAAGCATTCTTACCAATCAATCCACAATTGGTTCCTACTTGTTGAAATGAGAAAGTAAAGGGTTGACCCACAAATTGCATTAAAAATAATCCTGTGTCGGTCCATACATAGATTGCATCTCTACCTTTAATAGCCCCCATAATTTTAGAACCTGCAGCTAATCTTTGTGTACCAGCAGTATTTTCTGCAGTAACTGTATATGAATCTGTTTGATCAATACTTTCTTGAGAAGAGAATCTAATAAACATATCGTCTTGAGTTGTCGAATCCCCAAGCGTTGTTTCTGTTCCAAAAAATACTAAGTGTCTGTCGGGAGTTGAAACTAATACATGACGTGACGCTGTTGGCGCATTTGGTATAATTGTAGCTCTAATTGAAGTAGCATTTGTTGGTTGTGAATCCCATTCAAAACACGAACCATTATAAATAAGAGCAATTAATTTTGTACCAAAATTATCCAGAACCCATAAACCAGGGTTAAGAGTTACATCATCTGTAGATGATTCTCCCCATGCAACAAAAGCTGAAATATTACTTACCGTAGCTCCTGCACTATGTGTAGCTTTAGTGGTACCATTTACACCCCTAACTCCGCCACTTAAGGTCCCTGTTGCCTGGTCATTGTTTGTATAACTAATGTCCTCTGTACCAATTCTAATTTCCCCTGAATCAGGAAACGCTGTTGAGTTTGTTAGAACTATATCAGTTGTTGTAGTATTTGTTAAAGCTGTTGCTAATGTAGTAGTTGCAATACCGGACGTAGTTCCACCAAAGTTTGCAGTACCCCAACCGAACCCGCCTAATTGTTGTGACGGACCTACATGATAAAAAGCAGCACCTTTACCATCTCCAGAATTATTTAAAGGAGTTCCTGTTTCATTGGCAGGCATTGTAATTGTAATTGTTGTAGCTGTTGGCACGGATGTTGCCATAAATTTTTTGTCTTCAAAAGAAGCGTCGTTAAAAGTAGACCCTACTGCAGTAACTCCGCTAACATCATTGAATAATATAATATCATCTTCCACCATACCATGAGAAGATGGAAATGTAACCGTAACCGTTGGCGATGCTGAAGAAGATGAAAAATTAATACTACCGATTGTTGTTCTTATTGGAGTAATATCATAATAAGCACCTCCAGAATAAGCATATAACATTCTGTTTGTACCAATTATTGCATACTTAACTCCTGCATTATTATCAAAATGATGCAAAGCTCTTCCAGCACCGGTTAATTTATCTGAACCTAATTGATCCCAGCCGCCTATTTTTTCTGGCGAACCATATCTAAACCTAACATTATTACCATCAAACCACTGCCCTTCGGCACCTAGTTCAGTAACTTGTTTATTATATCCTGGAGCAAAACCTAGTTTTTGTAACATATAAAATCCTGTTTACTAGGTAGTATAACAGATCGTAGTTAATTTCAATATATTTAAAGTAAGGGGAATCTGTGGTGGATCATCCCCTCACAAGCCTATATTATAAACTATTTTTTAGATGTTTAAAAGTAATTAAAATTAATAATCATACGGTTATTACAGTTTGTAGAACTTGTCCCATAATGAGGTGTTTGTGAATTAAAAAAGACCATCCTGTCTTGCTTGCTGGTTATTTTTTTATCACCAATAGTTGTGTAACCGTTGTTACTATTAATATAATAAATAGCTATTTTGCATTTAAAAGTTTGATCTACGTGTTCAGGATATTTAACTGCCTTGTGT